TGACAGGGGCAAGGAACGCATTAAAAATGGCTGTGCCATCTGTTGTGCTACCACCTTCAACCGTGTTGTAAAGAGGCGCTGTGGCCGCAGTAGTGCCAGCCGTTGTGCAGCGATACCAAAGGCCGTTAGCCGCTGGCGGGCGTCTGATTTGACCAGCCGCAACAGCGGTGCTACGTGCCACCGTAGCCACTGCGTTGATAGCCGTAGCCATGCCGCCCAAGTTTGCATCAGTGCCCGTCTGCGTGATGCGCGGAATGTTGGAAACTACGTCAAATGCCCATGCCATTATTTATCCTTTGGTGTGGTGTCGTCATCTTTCGGCGCAGGGGCCGGGGCCGGGGCCGGTGGCTTTGGCCAAGGCATCCCGCCATATCCGGGTTGCTTGTATTTCTTGTTTTCTGTCATGGCTCGATCCTCGCGGCCAAGGGCCCACTGCACGCGCCACCGGCGAATGCGTCATAGAACACGTCCTCGGTCGGGGTGTAGGTCGTGGGCACTAGGCGGTACCGCGTCACGCCGCCAAGGATGTAGGTGTAGACGTCACCTGCCACTGGGCCGGTGGCCGTGCCCGTCAGTTCGGGGATCGCGTCCCAGCGCGTGACGTAATCGGTCCACGTGCGCTTGACGCTGATCTCACCCGTCTCTGGGTCGATGTCGATGCCCAAGCCTGGTGTGGCCGCACCACCTCCACCACCGCCACCCGTCGCGGCGTACACCGTGCGCGTGCTGGTGGGGATCGAGTGCGAGGACACCTTGCCGTTGCTCAGGGTGACGCGGATCTCGTTGCCGCGCAGGTCGAAGGACTTGATGCCTACGCCATCGGCGCCGGCCTTGCCGTCCTTGCCATCCTTGCCATCCTTGCCAGGCTTGCCGTCCTTGCCATCTTTGCCAGGCTTGCCATCCTTGCCGGCTGGGCCTTCTTTGCCCACGCCGTCCTTGCCGTCGCGCCCGTCTTTGCCGTCGCGCCCGTCTTTGCCAGGTACGCCCTGCTCACCGTCTTGGCCGTCGCGCCCGTCCTTGCCCGGCTCGCCCTTGACCTTCTCGAGGTCCTTCATGAGGGCCGTGAGCTGCATCTGCGCCGTGGCGCGCATCATTTCGGCGATGGCGTCGTCTTGCTTGCGCGACTCGGACTTGGCCTTCTCGCGGATGAACCCCGGCAGGCCCGGCACACGCTCGTGGCCAACTGGCGGAGCTTTGTCTTTGGGCCATACCTTCATCATGTGTTGTATCCGCTGAACATGTCCATCACGTTGGTCAGGCCCTGCTCACCACCGCCGCCAGCCTGCGCTGCGTCCTTGGCCGTGGTGGCCATCTGCTGGGCCGCTGCGATCTGCGCCTGGGCGGCTTGTGCTTGCGCACGCTGCTCACGGATGAGCGCGACCTTCTCGCCGGGCACGATCAACTCAGGGTCAACGCCCAGCATGTCGGCATAGGCGTCGGCCCACTTGTCGGCGTCGAGCTTGTCGAGCACCTCGGGCTTGATGGCTGCCACGGCGCCCAGGTTGGCCACGTAGCGGTCGATGCTGTTGGTGGCCACGGCGCGCTGGGCTTGGGCCAGCATGCTCACGAACTCCACCGACAACTCACGGCCCTGCAACTCCTCGGGTGGTGGGGGCACGATGCCCGACTCCATCATCGTCTCGAAGGTCATCTCGATGAGCGGGTCCAGCAGCTCGTTGTGCAAGCGCTCCAGCACCGGGCCCAGCATCAGCAGCTTTTCCTCATGACGCTCGGCCACCTCGGTGGCGGTCATGTTGGCTCGTGGGTTCTGCGCCAGCATCAGGAACAGGTCGGCGTAGAAGCACGAGTCGATGCGGCCTCGCACGTCTTGGATGTCGTTGAGCAGGTGGCTCAGGTCGAGGTTGACCTCAAACGCTGCACGAATGCCGCCGTTGGGGGCGCTCACGTCCACGTAGGTGGCACCACCAGGCAGGGTGTTCATCTCGCGGTTCTTGAGCGAGGTGGGCACCTGCAATGGGGGCATGGTCTTGTAGTCGATGCCCTGCGCCTTGCGCAGTTGCTGGTGCTGCAACTGCTTGACGTCGCCCAGCGCTTCCATGCCGGGGCTGCTGCCGTAGATGTCGCCGCCCGATGTGGCCCAGCGTGGCACCACGGCGGGGAACTTCCTGAACCCCGACTCGCGCAGGAATTTGCCCTCGGGCATGCCGTTCTCGAAGTAGCACGAGCGCCATGGCATGTTCTTGGTGTCGCGCTTGGACGGGTCGCGGTCGGTGCGCGGCTCGATGGCGTGAATGATCGTCACCCACGCGTCGAGGTTGCCCCGGTCGTGCAGGTTGCGCACGGTTTGGCTCACGTTGTCCCGACCGAACTCACCCACCAGCTCGCCCACGGTTTTGTCGAACTCGCGGTAAACCGTGTTGACTTGGCCGCGGTAATCCACGGCGATGGCGTACTCGCCCGTGGTCAGCGGGTAATGGCGCACCACGTCGTTGTAGTCGGGCAGCACGATGGACGCGCCAGTGCCGAAGGCGCCCAACTCCTCGTACATCGAGTGCAGGGCGCGGTAGGTGTTGCCCTTGCTGAACACCATCAGCATCAGGCGCTGCACGTCAGCCAGCCAGGTCTTGACGTTGCTGGACTCGTCCAGGTCAGGGTCGCTCGTGCTCAGGCGAAACCATGGACGGGCGGGGCTGGTCATGCCCGCCATCATGCCCGCGGCCAACACGCGCAGGGCGCGGGTGCCGGTCGAGTCGTAAATGTTGTTGTGCCGGCGAGTCCCACGGTTGCGGTCGCTGGTGTAGAACCGGCCCGAGCGTGGCAGCATGTAGTCGCTGATCTCTTGCCAGTGTGTGTCCCATGACGAGCGCTCGGACTTAAGCGCACTCCATCGGGAGAGCGCCCGGTCCTTGGTGAGTTTCTTGCCGTTGTCTTGCATGGTTTAAGACCCCAGCAGGGTGTTCTTGCCCAGCTCCAAGCTGCCTGGCGCCACGCCCATGGGGCCAGTGAGCATCGTGCCGGCATTGCCAGCCTTGCCCGCCATCTTGTTGGCCGACATCATCGCCGACGCGTCGGGCGTCTTTTGGTTCTGGCGGTTGATCTGTTCCTCGGCTTGCTTGGCCTGGACCTTGGACGCTTCGGCAGCCTGCGCGGCCGCTTGCTCTTGCGCCTTGGCTTGCTTTTTACCTTGGCTGGCCGAGTAAACGGTGGCGGCTGCTCCAGCGATTGCGGCGGCGGTGACTACACCTGACATGGTTATTCCCCTGTGATCGTGATGTGGTTGATGGCATCGGCATGTCGTGAGATCAGCAGATGCGCCTCGTTGGTGAACTCGTCCTCGGCCTGCTCGACCGTCTGCGCTTGGGTGGCGAACACCATCGTGAGGTGTGTTTCCTCGATGGCCATGAACGCCTGACGCCGGTGTGCACTGGCCGCCAGCACGTTGTGCCCGACCAATGTCATACCCTCGTCGCTCGTGTTGACCACGGCGTGGCCATTGACGACCAGCATCGTGGGCACGCGGATGAACACGCCCGTGATGACCGAGCCCGCAGGCAGCGTGACGGTCCTGGCGTACATGCCGCCATGCAGCACGTGATGGGTGGTGAGTTGTAACTGGGGCAGCTTGAGCACCTCGGCCTCAAGCACGCGCACGCGGTCGATGGCTGCCTCGCTCATGGCCGGGATGCGGTTCTCAGCGACGACGATGTTGCTCATGCCAGCGCCCTCATGAACGAGCGAGTTGTCTCGCGGTAGGGCTTGTGTCGGCTCATGACCTCGGCGAGCTTGCTACCCACGGGTGCGCTCACGAAGAACACCAGAGCGCCCTGCTCTTTGGCCAGGCTCTCGGCCGCACGCATCAGGCCCATGCCGGCGCCAGTGTGCCGGGCCGACTCAAGGACGAAGAACGATTCGGTGGTGGCAATGACCCGGCCGAAGTGGGGCACCACGTTGACGATGAGGGACATAAACCCGACCATGCGCTCACCGTCGAAGGCACCGATGGCGTGCATCAGGCCCGCAGCTTCCATGCGCTTGTACAGATCCCACTGCGGCGCGATAGGCCCCAGCTCACCGATGGCCGACTCGCGGGCGTACTCGTACATCAGCTCGCTGCCCATGGCAGCATGCTCGATGTCTGCGACGAGGCAGTCTCGGATGTCGATGCGTTCGGTCATGCCGCCAACTCTATGGGGCGGCGTGCTTATTACGCGCACCCGTCAGCGCATGGCGGCGTAGGGGTCGAAGCTCGCGGCCGTCTTGTTGGCCTTGTAGCCCGGCACGTCGGCGAAGCGGTCGCGCGTGGCCACCGGCTGGGCGAACGTGAGCGCCAAGGCATCAGCCAGGTCAGGCGAGCCAGCGTCGGGCAAGCGCTTTTTGATGTCGTCCTTGCTCTCCAGCACGATGCGGTTGGCTGCGTCGTACTTGTACGTGGGCGTGGCCAGCTCCAGCTTGAGCGAGTTGTCGTTGGGGATCGCCCCGCCCGCTCGCACCCAGTCGGCCATCTCGTGCCACATCTCGGCGCGCTTGTTGGCATAGCGCACGTCCAGCGCCTTGCCCCCGAAGTTCACCTCGATCACGTCATGCCCGAGCTGGCGCAGTCTGTCGATCACACCGGCGCCAGCGCCCGCGTCGATGAACACCGCATCGGGCGCCCAGCGCTCGATCTCGGCGGCCACTTGCCCAGCCAGCGCCATGTTGTCGATGCCTCGGAACACCCTCGGCGTGTAGGCCACCAGCCCCTGGCGGCGCATGATGACGCTGCGGTCATCGCCAAAGCGCGCAGGGTCCACGCCCAAGATGCGAGGGGCAAAGCCCGTAACGCTGGGCGCATAGCTGCGATGCGCTGCCGCCTCGGCATCGGTCAGGCTCAAGAGCTGGTCGTCGCCGGCTGCCGAGAAGTCGCAGAGGTACTCACGTGCCCACGACGTGTCGGGCATGCTCGACTCAAGGCGTCGCACCTCGTCCGGGTCCAGCGCGTCGGTGTCGTGCACCGTGTACCTGGCAGCGGCCCAGTCTGGCCGGTTACCAGCGGCGAAGAACAGTGACGAGAACAGGTTGATGCCCTTGGGCGTGCCGATGAACCAGGCCCAGCCCTTACGGTCGGACAGCGCCGGCTGGATGATCTCGTCCCACACCTCGGGCTTAATCTGGGCCACCTCGTCGATCACCGCCCCGTCCAGTCGCACGCCACGCATGGCGTCAGGGTTGTCCGAGCCGAAGATGCGGATCGTCGCGTCGTTGTGCGTGAAGCGCACGTAAAGCTCGGACTCGTTGACATCGATCATGCCGCTGGCCATGAGCGGCCCGACCATTTGCTTGAGCCGAGCCCAGGCGATGATCTTGGCCTGCTTAAGGTACGGCGCCACGTAGAAAAACAAGGGCAGCTCGACCTTGGCCTTGACCGCCGAGTCCAGCAGTTTCTTGAGCGCGATCTCGGTCTTGCCTGCACGCCTGTGGAGGGCCATGACCACAAAGCGCTTGCCTGCGGCCATCTTGGCGCACTCGCGCTGCCACTGCCGCATGGGCAGGCCAAAGCGAATGGCCTCATTCATCGGGGAACTCGCTCACCACCATCACCGTGGCCTTGACCTCGCCGCTGTGATTGGCGTTGACGTTGGACAGCCTGGGGTGCACGTAAGGTGCGGCCATGTTGGCGTAGTAAGCCGCATCCTTGGCCCGACCTTCACCGTGCGCCTCGCGCATGGCGTCGATCATCACCTGCAACGGCGTGAGGTCGCCATCGGTGACGATCCTCTCGGCCAGCGCCTTGCGCACCTTGGTGATGGTCTTTTCGCCTTTGCCCGATCCGGGCTTGCGCCCTGCACCTTGGCGCGGTCCACCTCTTGCCATTTGAATCCTTTGATTAACCGCTATCAGTTAATCAAAGAATCATCCCATTACGCGCACCGTTTTCCAGCCCACCGGAACCTCGGCCCTGCGCCGACACTTGCAGATGTCGGCCACCGTGCTCTTGCCGATCTCGAACTTGTCAGCCAGCCGTTTGTAGCTCATGCCCTCAGCATGCAGCTCACGGATCTGCTCGACCTCGGCGTCCGTGAGCCTCGCGTTCTGGTGGTCCTCGCCGACTCTGAACCCCCGACCGTTGATGCCAATCACTCGTTTCATTCATAGCCACCTTTCTCCAGTCCGCAAAAACTTGCAAATTAAGCCAGTGCCCTACCTGCCCTACCCTGCCCTACCTGTTTCCTTCCATTTCCCCAGAACTACCTATATATACACATGCAACACTGTTAAGTAAGTAGGTAGGGCAGGTAGGGCATTCGCCGCAAACCCGCATGGTTGCTGGGGTTGCGCTGCCCTACCTTGTTTCATCGAGGTGATCCACAGGTAGGGCAGGTAGGGCAACACTATCAATCCTTGACAAAAACCCAATTGCGTTTTCCGTCAATCTGCAATCTTTTACGCGTATAGCCCAACGCTCGCAGCACACTGCCGACGCGCATTTCCTCAACGCGCTTAATATTGCGCGTTTCAAATTTGAGCGCTTTCTCCAGAACTTCGTGAACGTGCAAATAATTACGTGTTTCAGGCGGGTGGCCGATGATCTCGTCCGGCTCAGTCAACCACCGGCGAACGACCGGCTCCCATGCGTCCCTCATCATGTGGTCCTCGTGGACGCCCCTGGCGAGCTGCTCGGCCTCGGTGTAGTCCACCCCTGCCTGGTTAAACATGACGGCGCCCTCGGCCCACAGTTGCAGCCGGTCGCGCTTGATGGCGTCCACGTCCACCTTGCCGACCCGAGCTGGCAACCAGCGACGGTTCCCGGTTTCGTCGGCCAGGAACTCCTCTTTGTTGGTCGTGCCGATGAACACCAGTCGACGTGGGAACACCGTGTTGAACTCCCGATACTTCGGCGTCCAGTCCTCGTGTGACCTGGTGATGAAAGCCTTGATTGACTCCAGCTCTTTCGTGTGCAGACCGCGCAACTCACCCAGCTCGGCCACCAGGCGACCGCGCATCTTGCGGCTCAGGTCGTCCTCTTTCTCGCCGAAGCTGATCTCGGTGAAGAACATCGGGTCCGGGGCGATGGCGGCCACCGCCTGCGACTTGCCCGCCCCCTGGTCACCCACCAGCACTGGGGCCATGTCGGCCTTCACGCCTGGCTGAATGACGCGCCCTGCCAGCGCCGTCCACAAATACCGGCCAATCGACCGGGTGTAATCGTTGTCCTCGGTGTTCAGGTAGCGCGGCACGAACTGCTCGACCCTGGGCACGCCGTCCCAGACCAATCGCTCCAGCCAAATCTGCGCCGAGTCGAACGTGTTGCGCTCGGCCACCAGCAGCACCGCAAACTTGATGATCTCGTGAGGTGGCGGCTTGAACCCGGCGCGCTCCAGGGCGATGCGGATGCGCACGTAGTCCGAGTCGCGGAACTGCTGCCAGTTTTGCCCCTGATCCTCGCTGAACACGATCTCGTCTCGGAAGGCGTCATAGGCGACCGTCATGCCGCACTCGCCCGGGTGCTCCACACCCTTGACCGCGTTGTCCATCGTGACCAGGATCTCCCCGGTCTTTTCGTGGCGCTTGTAGTTCGGCCTGGGCGCAGGGTCGCTGCTGGTCAGCGCAGGCAGGACATCGAACTCGTCGATCACAGGCTCGACCCAGCCCGCGTCCCGTGCGATCTTCAGCAGTGTTCGAGCCGTGACCTGGCGACCGCCACCGGCGCCGAAGGACTCCCACCGCTTTTGCACAGTGCGCTCGTTCGGGTACTTGCCCCCGCGCTTTGACCACTCGTTCCAGAGATCGAACCCATTGCCGCTTGTCTCGTGGTGCAGCGCCATGCCGACGTGCAGCCATTCGTCGTGCCCACAGTCCGGGTCGATGGCGGCCAACATGTCTGCGATCTGCTCCAGGCTCAGGCCCATCGGCTGCTCTGGCGCATCGCTGCCCTGCCCGCGTTGGCCAAAGCGTTCGGCGCACAGCGCCAGCACGTCCTCTGTCACGTCGATCACACTGTCCTCGCAGCCCAGCAGGTCGGTGATGTCCAGCCGGTTGCCGGTGAACGTCACGAACCCCTTGGAAGAAAACACCTCGAAGCCAAACGGCTCGCCCATCGACTTGTTGTTGCCGACCTGGCCGCGCATGAAGGCCCGCACGCCCTCGCCGCTGGGCGAGTATTCGGCATACGTACCGGCGACCATGCGCTCCACGTCGGGATGCACGCCGCCGTCCGACATGCAGTGGTCAAAGTCCAGAGCGACGACGCCCCACTCGGGCAGCAGCGCCAAGCCCACGCCGTCGAAGCCCTTGCGCATGGCTGCGGTCTTGGCCGCGTCGAACGTCGTGAGCTGCTGGCGGTCCTCGGGCCTGCCTTGCACTCCGTGCCTGCGCTGGCCGCTGGTGTAGTAAGGAATCTTGCGGGCCTTGGCCTCGCCATCGACATGCTCGTAGCGCCACACCAGCCAGCCGGGCAGCGTGCGGATCAGCCCCGGGGCCTCGATGTCCTTGAGGTGTGGGTGAATCTTGGCGACCGCACTCATTCTCGCGCCCCGATCACACTCAACTCATTGGCCAGGGTCTGAGCAGCGACGCTGATCGACGCCGACCTGAAGTCAGACGCCGCCGCCTGCATGAACGCGACGATGATGGCCGTGCGGTCGACGCCCTCGGGCAGGTTCTCGGTCGCGTGAATCGCGTTGACCAGGTAGGTGTCGGCAGTGCTCGACGCCTGGCGCAGCAGTACATCCCATGATGCGGTGATGACGTGGGTCATAAACAGACTTTCTAAAAACAAAAAGCCCTAGTCGAGACTCTCACCCGAAGGTGTTGGCGGACTGGTGAAGTACCAGCAGAGTCCCGGCTAGGGCTTACTTCGTTGGCCCCCGCCAAGGGGCTGTCAAAAATTTGACAAGGGTGATTGTATTGTGGAATCAACACTTTGCAATCACCCGGCCTTGCGGTCGAGATCATTCACCACCCACCAGGTCAGCGATGCGCGGATTGATGAGACGCGCACGGCTCACGCCGGTGACCATCTCGATCTCCAGCGCGCGCTTGAGCGGCACCCAGCCGCGGTGCAACCACGTGCTCACCGCTTGCTGCTTGACGCCGAGCTTCTCGGCCAGCTTGGTCTGGTTACCCGCCACGGCCACCGCCTCGGCGATGCCCTTGAGCAGGGGCTTTTCTTGTTGGGTCATTGTGAACTCCTGTTGATGACGCCCGGATTGTAGTTGTTTTTTGTTGTGCTTTACAAGCGTTCACAGTCAATGTATTGTTTTCCCCTACAACTAAAAAAAGTTGTTGCACAACCCGAAAGTTGTGTTATATTTGTTCCCGTGGTTGTTCCAACAACCGCGAACAACAACCAGTAAGGATCTTCTGCATGTCCGTCAAACCAATCATCCCCGGCCACGCGTACCACGTGCGCGGCATGGGCCTGGACTTCACCGCCCTGGCCACCAACCCAGTCGATGCCATGTGCATGGCCATCGACCTGCTCATCTCCCAAAACCCCAACGCATAAGGATCAACACCATGTTCCCCGTGACCATCACCATCAAGAACGCCACCCAGCTCAACGCTGTCATGGCCATCCTCGACCCAGACAACAACGAGTACGCCCGCCAGAAAGCCATCGAGTCCGAGCCCAAGGTCGAGTTCGTCGGCGAGCGCGTCCAGTTGGCCAAAGCCGACCCAAAGCCTACGGCCGCTGCAAAGTCTGCAACTCCCCCGGAGCAGAGTGCACCAGCGGCGACGACTGCCGAATCCAGTTCTGAAACCCCTGCCACCTACGAGCAAGCCGCCAAGGCCATCACCGCATTGAGCCGCGCCAAGGGCCGCGACGCCGCAGTGGCCGTGCTCTCGCAGTTCGGCGCCAGCAAGCTGCCCGACGTCAAGCCCGACCAGTTCGCCAACGTCATCGACGCGGCAGAGAAAGCGATGGCCTGATATGACCACACCAGCAGCCGCAGCACTGTACCTCGCCCAGCACCTCGTCGAATGGGAGGGCAAAGGCTACGAAATTTACAACCCGCACAACAAGCCACTGGAAGAATTGCCCGTGATCTACGGCTTCAATAATGGCGGCTCGACTGGATGGTTGAGCGCCGTGGCCATTGCCGAAGATGGCAACGTACTGGGCGGCCATACATGCAGCCATGAGGGCTACATGCGCGCCGACCTTGGCATCATCAAAGGCTCCAGACCTGATCGCCATGAAGAAAGCTACCGCGTGCACTACCCCGACGGCTACCGCATGGATTTCGTGCCTTTTGAGCATGAAGGCTTGCAGTTGGCGGTGAAGCGCCATGCCGAGCTGCGCGAGGTCGCAGAGAAGGCTGGGGTGACAGCATGACCTCCCACGCTCGCCTCTCCCCTTCTGGCGCCCATCGTTGGATGCGCTGCCCCGGTTCAGTCTCGCTTGAATCGCAGTTCCCTGACACGTCGAGCAAGTTCGCTGATGAAGGGACCGCTGCCCACGAACTCGCAGCATGGGCGCTTGAGTCCGGCAGCGACGCCATCGCCTACCTGCACCGCCTCATCGACGTGGACGGCAACGAGTTCGAGGTCGATGACGAGATGGCCGCCAACGTCCAGATCTACCTGAACAGCGTGCGCGAGTACGCCGCGGGCCACGAACTCATGGTCGAGCAGCGCGTGGAGTTCTCCGACGTCGTGGGTGTGCCCGAGTCCTTCGGCACCAGCGACGCGGTGATCCTCACGGCCGACGGCCAAGAGATCCAAGTGCACGACCTCAAATATGGCAAAGGCGTGCGCGTCGATGCCGAGCGCAACGAGCAGCTCATGCTCTACGCCCTGGGCGCGCTCAACGAGTTCGGCATGGTCGGCGACTTCAAGCGCGTGCGCATGGTCATCCACCAGCCCCGCCTGCAACACGTCAGCGAATGGGACTGCACCGTCGAGGAGTTGCAGACGTTCGGCCAGCAGGCACGCAACTGCGCCAACGAGGTCATGGAAATGACCATGGGCATCGCCATCAAGGCATACGTCCCCGGCGAGAAGCAATGCCGGTTCTGCAAGGCCAAGGCCACATGCCCAGCGCTGCGCAACGAGGTGGCCATGACTGCTTTCGCCGCCACGCCCGCCACGCCCGACGAGTTCAGCGACGCCACCGGCGTGTTTGGCTCCACCGGCGTGGCACCAGATGGCGCCGACAACGAATGGCTGGCCGCGTCGCTCGCCAAGTGCGACCTGATCGAGTCCTGGTGCAAGGCCGTGCGCGCCGAGGCCGAGCGCCGCTTGCTCGATGGCCAGGACGTGCCCGGGTTCAAGCTGGTTGAGGGCCGCCGCGGCGCGCGTAAGTGGACCAACGACACAGAGGTCGAGGCAGCGCTCAAGGCCATGCGCGTCAAGCAAGAGCACATGTATGACTTCAGCCTGATCTCGCCCACCACCGCCGAGCGCCTGGCCAAGACCGAGATCCTCGGCCCCCGCCAGTGGGCATCGCTCAAGGACCTCATCACCCAGTCCGAGGGCAAGCCCAGCGTGGCACCGGCGTCCGACAAGCGCCAGGCCATCAGCCTCACGCCCACGGCCGACGAGTTCGAGGCCCTGACATGAACGCCCACCCAATACACACCGCGCTGCCGGTCGAGGCCCAACTCGAACTGATGCGCGCGTCCCTCACCCCGATTACGCGAGACGACCCGCTGGCGCGTATCAAGGCAATTGAAAAAGCAACCCAGCGGGTCAAACACAACCACCCTCAATTTTTTAAGAGAGTCAACTGACATGAAAATCAAACTTGCAAACGTCCGCCTCGCATTCCCCCAACTGTTCGAGGCCAAGAGCGTCAACGGTGAAGGCGAGCCCGCATTCTCGGCCTCGTTCCTGATGGCCCCCGACCACCCCGCAGCCAAAGAACTGCGCGATGCGTTCGAGGTCATCGGCAAAGACAAGTGGGGCGCCAAGTGGCCCACCGTCAAGAAAGAGATCGAGGCCAAGGACCGCACCGCCCTGCACGACGGCGACACCAAAGCCGGTTACGCCGGTTTCGAGGGTCACCTGTTCGTGTCCGCACGCAACAAGTCCCGCCCACTGGTGATCGACCGCGACAAGACCCCGCTCACCAGCCAAGACGGCAAGCCCTACGCCGGCTGCTACGTCAACGCATCGGTGGAACTCTGGGCGCAGGACAACAACTTCGGCAAGCGCATCAACGCCAGCCTGCGCGGCGTGCAGTTCTTCAAGGACGGCGATGCCTTCTCTGGCGGTGGCGCCGCGAGCGATGACGAGTTCGACAGCGTGGAGGACGCCGACTCGCTGGTGTGATCGTGACCACGACACCCTGGGCCTCGCGCCCAGGGCGTTTTGGCGAGGGGTGGCGGTTGGGGGTTCCTGGCCGGTGCGCACCACCCCTCACCAAAACGACAAGACCAATCCAATGACCAAGCAAACCCTCATCCTCGACCTGGAAACGTACCGCGACTATTTCCTCGCGTCGTTCCTCAACATCGACACCGGCAACGTGCGCCACTTCGAGATGTTCGACGGCCAGGCGTTCGACGCCAAGACCGTCCAGCAGATCCTGCGCCGCTACCGCATCGTCACCTTCAACGGTAACGGGTTCGACATCCCGCTGCTGGGCATGGCGCTCGACGGTGCAACACCCGCTGCTATCAAGGCCGTGGCCGACAAGATCATCAAGAACAACCTGCGCCCCTGGGCGCTGGGCTTGGAGTCCCCCGCCTGCGACCACATCGACCTGATCGAAGTGGCCCCCGGCATCGCCGGCCTCAAGATCTACGGCGGGCGCTTGCACTGCCCCAAGATGCAAGACCTGCCCATCGAGCCCGAGGCCAGCATCACGCCCGAGCAGCGCCCCCTGCTGCGCGAGTACTGCGCCAACGACCTGCACACCACCGCCGACCTGCTGCGCAAGCTCATGCCGCAGATCGCCCTGCGCGAGTCCATGTCGGTCGAGTACGGCATCGACCTGCGCAGCAAGTCCGACGCGCAGATCGCCGAGGCCGTCATCCGCCACGAAGTCGAGAAGCGCATGGGCCGCAAGCTGCCCAAAGAGGACCCGTTCCGCTTGGCCGGGCGCGCGTTCAAGTACACCCCGCCTGCGTTCCTGGCGTTCACCAGCGTCCCGGTGCGCGAGGCGTTCGCCGCCGTGCGCGATACCACGTTCACCATCGCCAGCAACGGCACGGTGCAAATGCCCAAGGAAATCGCCGACCTCAAGATCCAGATCGGCCAGTCCACCTACCGCATGGGCATCGGTGGCCTGCACTCGTCCGAGCAGACCGCCGCCCACTTCGCCGATGACCAGCACATCCTGATCGACCGCGACGTGGCCAGCTACTACCCGGCCATCATCCTGCGCTGCGGGCTCAAACCTGCGCACATGGGCGACCACTTCACCGCCGTGTACCAGGGCATCGTGCAGAGGCGCCTCGCGGCCAAGCGAGCCAAGGACACCGTGACGGCCGACTCGCTCAAGATCACGATCAACGGATCGTTCGGCAAGTTCGGCTCGCCCTACTCCATCCTGTACAGCCCCACCCTGCTGATCCAGACCACCGTCACCGGCCAGCTCGCGCTGCTCATGCTGATCGAGGCGCTGGAGGCCGACGGCATCCCCGTCGTCTCGGCCAACACCGACGGCATCGTGATCCGCTGCCCCAAGTCCAAGGTCCAGCGCATGGACGACATCGTGTGGGAATGGGAAACCATGACCGGATTCGACACCGAGGCCACGCACTACCGCGCACTGTACAGCCGCGACGTCAACAACTACATCGCCATCAAGGACGGCGGCGGGTTCAAGTGCAAGGGCGCCTATGCCCCGGCCGGTTTGCAGAAGAACCCCACCAACGAGATCTGCGTGGCCGCCGTGGTCAAGCGCCTCATCGACGGCACGCCGGTCGAGGACACGATCCGCAACAGCACCGACATCACCAAGTTCGTGAACATCCGCCAGGTCAAGGGCGGCGCCGTCAAGGACGGCCAGCATCTCGGCAAGGCCGTGCGCTGGTACTACGCACTGGGCGAGCTGGGCACGATCAACTACAAGATCAACGGTTACACCGTGGCGCGCAGCGAGGGTGCCAAGCCCTGCATGCAACTGCCCGAACAATTCCCCACCGACGTGGACCTCGACTGGTACATCCAAGAGGCCCACACCATTCTGCAAAACATCGGCGCCAATGCCGCATAAGGAGAACCCACTCATGCTTCAGAATTTCCTGAAAATATTCCGCCGGCCTTTGGCTGCCGAGCTGGCCCAGCGCCAACTCGCCGAGGCCCGCGAACTCATCCTGGATCAGCGCGCCCTGGTTGAATACCACAGCGCCATGGCCACCATGCTGGAGCAGCGCATCCATCGCTTGAGCGCGGTGGTCAAGGGTGGCAAGCCATGAACTGCTGCACATACGAATGCAACCAGGGCCGCGACTGCCCTGTCCGCAAGGCACCAACCTGCCGCCACTGCTACGGCACCGGCTACGACGCCAGCGGCTACACCTGCACCTGCGTCACCGCAGCCGAGGTGGCCAAGGTGGGCCGCAAGTACCACGACCGCGAACCACTGCGCGGCACGCCGTGGCGCAGGCACCTGCGCGACCTGGCTGCGGCCATGCTGCTGACGCTGGCCGTGATGCTGGTCAGCGCCCTTGTTGTGGGGGTGCTGGCATGAGCTTCGTCAACCAACAAATCCAACTCAACGGGTCAACCCGGCCGGTGCACCAGTACAAGATGTGCTCCAAGTGCGAGGAAAAGAAGCCGCCCGAGGGTGGCATCCAAATGAGCCAGACCAGATGGATGTGCGCGTCCTGCTGGACAGTCAAAGCAACACGGAGGGGAAACAAATGATCCCCACCTACATGGACCGCGCCGACGCGGCCACCGGCTACCGCCCCAGCCAGCAGGCAGCGCCCGATTACGACAGCCCTCTGTATTTCCGCGGCGGCTGGTACGCCACCGTCATCGACCGCATGGTGGCCGAGGCTAAGTACAACCTGGCCACGCACATCTCCCTGAGCTGCCTGAAGCACAAGACGGCGATGAGTATGGCTTACCGAAAGGTCCGCCATGCGTGAGCGCGACATCGAGGACTACCTGGTCAAGCGCGTGAACGCGATGGGCGGCGAGGTGCGCAAGGTCAAGTGGATCGGCCGCCGTGGTGCGCCCGACCGCTTGGTGATGATGCCAAAGCGAACAAACCGCGCCTATCCCTTTCCGGTCGAGATCAAGCCCGCATCCATCTGGGTCGAACTCAAAGCCCCCGGCGAGAAACCCAAGCCGCACCAGGCACGCGAGCACGAGCGCATGCGCGCCATGGGCCAGCGCGTCGAGGTGATCGACTCGCTCGAAGGCGTGGAGGCTTTGCTGTCATGAGAAAGCCGCATCACCCTTCAATCCGCGAGCTGCTGCGCCAGCACCCGGACGGCCTGACCATCAGCGCGATCCAGCACACGCTCTGCATCAGCAAGGACGCCACCGTGCGCCGCTGCCTTGAAGTCATGCCCGACGCCTACATCGACCGCTGGACAACGACGCGCAACAGCCGGGGCCAGTTCTTGGCAGTCTGGTGCGTCGTCGTGCCGCCCGAAAACTGTCCTTACCCGACAGACCGCTACAACCGCGTCGAAACCAAGTGGGCCACCACACCATGACCCGCGTGTTTGCCCCCCGCGAATACCAGGCGCCGGTGATCGACTGGGTGGTCGATCTGCCGCGCAATGGTCTGTGGGTTCCTATGGGTGGGGGCAAGACCGTGAGCACCCTCACCGCCATCGACCACTTGAGCCTGGTCGAGGACGTGTTTCCCGTGCTGGTCATCGCGCCCCTGCGCGTGGCGTCCAGCACGTGGCCCGACGAGGTGACCAAGTGGGCACACCTGCACGCCATGCGCGTGGTGCCCATTGTCGGCACAGCAGCCGAGCGACGCCGCGCCCTGCGCCAGCCCGCCGAGGTGCACACCATCAACTACGAGAACCTGCCTTGGCTCATCGAAGCGCTCGACGGCGAATGGCCCTACCGCATGGTCGTGGCCGACGAGTCCACCAAGCTCAAGTCGTTCCGCCTGCGCCAGGGTTCCGTGCGTGCGCAAGCCTTGGCCCGCGTCGCGCACAAGACACCGCGCTTTGTCGAACTCACCGGCACGCCATCCCCCAACGGACTGCAAGACCTATGGGGCCAGATGTGGTTCTTGGACAAGGGCGAGCGCCTCGGCCGGTCGTTTCAGGCGTTCATCAACCGCTGGTTCCAGACCGTGCAGGTCGGCGCCGACCGCCATGCCGTGCAGATCAAGCCCCTGCCGTTCGCCCAGGTGCAGATCGAGGACCGGCTGCGCGACCTATGTCTGTCCATCGACGTGTCCAAGTACCTCGACATCCGCGAGCCCATCGTCAACACCATCCGCGTCGAGCTGCCAGCCAAGGCCCGGCAGATGTACCGCGACATGGAGCGCGAGATGTTCCTGGCGCTCGACACTGGGCACGAGGTCGAGGCGTTCAACGCCGCAAGCAAGACGATCAAGTGCCTGCAACTGGCCAACGGCGCCATCTACAACGACGACACAGCAACCACATTCACAGAGATACACGATGCCAAACTCCAAGCCCTCGACTCCATCATCGCCGAAGCAGCGGGCGCGCCCGTCCTGGTGGCCTACCATTTCAAGTCTGACTTGGCCAGATTACAGCGCGCGTTCCCTCAAGGTCGGGCGCTTGATGCTGACCCTCGCACGATCACTGAATGGAACGCGGGTCGAATCCCGGTACTTTTTGCTCACCCTGCAAGCGCCGGCCACGGCCTCAACTTGCAAGACGGCGGCAACATCCTCGCGTTCTTCGGACACAACTGGAACCTAGAGGAATACCAGCAAATCATCGAGCGCATTGGCCCCACGCGCCAAGCGCAGGCCGGGCATGACCGCCCGGTGTTCATCCACCACATCGTCGCCACCGGCACCGTGGACGAGCTTGTCATGGCCCGCCGCGAGTCCAAGCGCGAGATCCAAGATCTTTTAATGGAAGCAATGAGGAAACACAAATGAAGTCGCCCATTGAACTCGCCGCCGAGCGCCTCGCAGATCACAACGTCGTCCTGCGCACGTTCCTGCTGCGATTGCTCGACCCCGACGATCTTGGCTATGCAGTCACCCAAGAGGTTCGCGAAGAAGCGCGCCGAATCGTCAACCAACCCAAGGAGAGTAGAACATGACCGACGAAGTTGATCGCGCAGACCAAGAGATCGAGCGCAGCCTGGCCGAGTCCATCCGCAACGCGCGCATGGGGCAGGACTATTTCCAAGCCGGTGCGCCCGGTGAGTGTGACATGTGCGGCGAATGGTCCGGCCGACTGGTGGGCGGCGCATGCGCCCCATGCCGAGACAAGTACAAACTTCCGTGACCGACACCATCCAAGTCGCCCCGGCCCCTTACGTTACGATCCCCATGGCGGCGGCCATCACCGGCCTGACTGAGAAGGCCATCCGCCGCAAGATCGAGGACGGCAAGTGGGTCGAGGGCCGTGAGTTTCGCCGCGCACCCGACGGCGGCGTGTTCATTTCCATCAAGGGGTTCCAGCAATGGGTAGAACGGGCGCAGGCGTAGAGGTCCGCGAGAGCAGCATCCGGCTCAAGTTTGTGCTGGCCGACGGCACGGTGTGCAAGGAACGCATCACGCTCAACGGCAAGGCGCTGCCACCGACCCCGGCCAACCAGAAGTACGCCATGCGGCTGGCCGCCGAGATCCGCAAGCGCATCGCCCAGGGCACGTTCGACCTGGCCGAGTTCTTTCCCGACTCGCCGCGCGCCAAGGCCCAGGCCAAGGACCCCGACACGTTCGGCCACCTGGCCGACCTATGGCACGAGTCGCAGGGCCGCTTGTCCGACGCCACGCGCGACCAGTACGCCACCGCCGTGCGGTTCTGGAAGCGCTTGCTCGGTGAGCACACCCCTCTACCGGCCATCACGCACAAGGTACTGGCCGCCAAGATCGGCGGGTATCCATGGCCCAGCGCCAAGACGCACAACAACTACCTCATCGCCCTGCGCGGCATTCTCGCGCTGGAGTACCGCGGCGCCAAGGCGGCAGAGAACCCCATCGCCGGCATCGAGAACATGACCGTGGTCAAGACGCTGCCCGACCCGTTCATCCCGGCCGAGCGCGACCGCATCCTGGCCGACATGGCCCAGCGGTACGACGAGCGCGTCGAGGCTTATTTCCGGTTTGCGTTCTACACCGGCATGCGGCCCGAGGAGATCATCGCCCTGCGCTGGTCCGACCTTGACGCTGCGCAAGGCACGATCCGCGTGCAGCGCGTGCGCACGTTCCGAGGCGCCGAGCGCGACGGCAGCAAGACCCACACGGTGCGCGACGTGGACCTCGTGCCCGACGCCTTGGCGGCGCTGGCCACCATGAAGCCCCACACCGCCATGCTCAGGGTCGAGCGCAACGGTGACACCGCCGCCGACATATTCCAGAACCCCGTCACCGGCAAGGCTTGGCACGACGAGCGCAGTCAGCGCGACCACTACTGGCGCCCCGCGCTCAAGCGCTTGGGCATCCGCTGGCGCCGGCCGTACAACACCCGGCACACGTTCGCCACGGTGGCGCTCATGGCCGCCGTGCCCCCGGCCTACATCGCCACCCAGCTCGGGCACTCGGTCAAGATGCTACTGGACAAATACGCCCGCTGGATTCCCGGCGCCGACGGTGGCCACGCCCGGGCCATGCTCGCCGCGGCCATGGGCAATAAGTCCCAATCCGGTCCCATAAAACAAAGCGGGACAAGCTAAATGCTTGCCCCGCTTTATTTTTCGTTGGTAGGCGCGATTGGACTCGAACCAACCAGACGGGGATTATGGGGGAATGTAATCGCTTGTGACAAGAGGGAAAGCGGCAATGTCTTGTAAGTCACAACCCCTATAATCCCCACGAAAGTCCCAAAGTAAGTCCCAAAAAGGAGCCCCCCATGGACAACTTGACCATCGCACTCATCACCTTGGCCGTGACCCTGGTCGGCTGGCTCTACATCTGGAAGGTCGAGATGCCGCGCGAGCAGCGCCGCCAGCGCCGGCGCCTTGAGGAAATGCGTTACGGGTTCCTCAACCGCGACTGACTCAGCGCGCCGTAGGACTGCTGGCAGGCAAGCCCTGCGGTGTGGCTGGCGTCAGCGAATCGAGCAAGCTGGTCCGCAGCTTCGTCAAGCCTGCGCTGCACGTTGGCAAGCAGATCGTCGGTGGCGCTGGTTGCTGGGCCTGCACCGGCAGCGGTGGGATCGCCGGTGGTGCCACGGCAAGACCCGGCGAGCTCGGCGATACGCTGGCGCAACCGCTGGCCAGCATCAGCGGCACGGTCAGCATCAGCGCGAGCCTGGGCAAGTTTCGATTCAGTCTCATGGATAACCCCTTCAAGCGCGGCAACGCGCCGTTGTTCTTCTGCTCGGGCTTGTTCGCCAGCCAGCTTGGCTGCCTCGAACATCATCTGCATCTGCTGGGCATGGCCTGCACGGGTTTGCGCGTGGTCGCGCTGCTCACCGGCCAGCCTCCACGACTGCACCCCCAGCAGCACGAGCGCCCCGGCCAGCGCAATGGCCAAGCCCCGGATCACTTGATCGCCTCGCTGGTGATGACGCGCAGCATGGCGTTGATGATCGGCAGACCCACGGCCAGCGCGGTGTAGAAGTTCATCGGCAGGTGTGGCTGCAATAGACCGAACACGGCCTCGAAGGCCACCAGGCCGGCGGCCAGCACGTTGACTACGATGGTCTTGGATTGGTACCAGCGCTTCATGTCAGGCCACCCTGTGCAACAGCCAGCCATGCACGAACGCCGCTTGACTCGGGCGCTGCTCGGCGATCTCGATGTAGCGCACGGCCTGCTGGGCGTTGAGCGCGCGCATGAGCACCACGTGCCCGTCCTTGCCGCGTAGCCCCAGGTAGGCGCGCATGGCGGCAATGGTCATGCGCCCGATCTGCCCGTCCACCGGCACGTCGGGGTAGCTCTTGGCCTCTTGATTGAGCACGTTGAGCGCGCGCTGCAAGAACCTCGCAGCCACCGCAGTGCCCATGTTTACGCCCGTGTCCAGCAGCTCCTCGGCCACAGGCGCGCTCACCTCGTTGACCAGGTTGAACTTGGGCGCATCCCAGTACCGTTCGAGGTAGATCGACTTGGCCACCGAGCGCGGCATGTCCTGCATGCTCCCGTGGTAGCCAAAGGCCCGGGCCACCTGCTCGGTGACGCCCCAGTTGGTAGCGCCGCCCCGGTCGGCCGGGTGGTTGACATAACCACCCTCGCGTTCGATCAGGTCGTCGATGTATTTGTCGATGTTCATGGGGTGATCCTCACGTGCGAGGCAATCCATGAAATCAAAGCGCCGATGGTTGACGCTGCGCCGCCCACCAGCATCAGCGTGCGCCACCCGCCTCGGGCCTCGCTCAAGGTTTTCTGAATTGCCGCCAAGGTTTTGGCTTGCTCGTTGAGCATGTTGGTCAGGGCCTCGATGGCACGGGTCATGTGCTCGACCTCGACCTCCAAACGCACGATATCCTGCTGGGCTTTGTTGATGTCCATTGAATTTTGCTGGTATTGGTCCGCCATCCCTGGTGCCTTTCTTTCTCCCGCCCTTATGCTGGGTGGGTTTTAAATCTTCAAGCCTCGTACATGATGTTGACCGTGCCGGCGTCGAACGTGTCGGTGCCGTTGGTCGTGGTCAAGCGAACGCGCTGCAAGGCCGCGGCCAGCGTCAGGCTGCCGTTGACACCCGAGTTGCCGGCGGTGTTGGACAAGCCCGATCCACCACTGGCCACCCATGTGTTGCCGGTGATATTGGTCAGCACGATGGTGCCGTGCGCGACGTTGGCCGCTGCGGCCAGTCGTGCTGCGAAGAATCCAGCGGACAGCGTGGCCGAGGTGATGGACGAACCGCCATACCACGACGTGCCGGCGTAGCCCGTTGTGCTCACGCCGCTGGCGTCACCGATCTGCAACAGCATGTCGGCCGAGCCGGACAAGCTCACGCCGGTGAACTGAACTGTGATGCGCTTAACCCATGAGGGCAGGTCGCTAAAGTTGACGGCTGTACCAGAGGCACTGACCGCAGTGGCGCTCGATATTCTTGCATCGAGCATTTCATTGGGTACTTTAGTAAGTGGCAAACATCTGCCCTGCCTTTCTTAAACGTGGTCGCCCGATGGATCGAGCGGGTCGAGCACGGGCTCAAAGAATTTCACGACGGCCAAGCGCCAACCAGTGCTGTTCTGGTGGCGCTTCAATCGACTGGTCACCGTCCACTCTTGCGGCACCTCCAGCAAGATGATCGTCATCACGAACACATTGACCAGCAGGTCCAGCACCAGGCCGATCACCAGCGTGGGATAACCGAAGGCCATACCCAGCTTCGTCAGCTTGCCTGCGTCGCGCACGCGCTTGATGTTCATGACTGCGCAGTAAAAGACATACAGGCCGTAAGTGATGGCGAGTGAGAGGCCGATGTAGATCAGGCCGTTGGTGGCGTGGGTGTTCATGACTGCGCCCCTTCGCCGTTGCTGTCGTTCTGCAGCGTGATTCCGCAAGCCAAAAGATCCACGCCAACAAGCTCTGGGTAGAGCGCTTTTACTTTTTCAAAAAGGGTCATGTTGCACTCCGGGCAAGTGAAGCTGAGAACCCATTCAACGCTCCGTTCATGGTGAGCGTGCCAGACCCTTCGACGTTTCCGTACAGTTCAAGATAATCTGTGGTCCCATTCATAAAGACCAACGTAGAGACGTGCGCGGTCCCTACGTTTGCGCTTGATTGCGGTGCGGTTGACCCCGATGCGATAGCTGCACCGTTTTTATATACGGACGCAATCACGCGCCCAGTGCTGGTTGACCCCCCGCCAGATACAAAAGCGTTGACTTGGTAGAACCCCGCCACGGTTGGCAGAAACGCGTAAGCTGGAACACCGCCAACCGTGCTTCCAGTGGCGTTAAAGTTCGCGTTGGTATCGAAAACTTCATTCGACTGCGCGCACTTAGTATTCACTCCGTTTGATACCGTTTGACCAGCGCCTTGGTTGGCCGCAAAAGCGGGCCCTCTCCCCACTACGTTTGCGGCCAACATGCTTTGGGTAATGGTGCCGGCAGGGACGTTTGACAGATCTTGCCGCGCCATAGGGAACCCACCCGCAGTGGCCCCATCGTGAACGACGACCACATCCTTCGTGGTGTCGACGGTAACCTCGCCGACGGCGCCTGTAAAAGTGGCGTGCTGCGAGGTCGTGCCGCGGCGCAGTTGCAGTTGGTTGCTCATTTACAAATCTCCTAAATCAAGTGTTGATGCAAGTTTGTCGACGGTGACAGCACCCGACTGGAGCTTGGCCGTGCTGACGGTGTTGTCGCTGGGAACCCCAATCGCAAGCGGCTGGGTCCACACCACCTCGATGTTGTTGGTTGCGGTGGGCGGCGCAGCGCTGAACGTGAGTGTGGTGCCAGACAGCGAGTAGGTGTCTTTTTGCTGGTACACGCCGCCGACAAACACCTGCGTGTTGTTCTCGCTGCCAGGGTCGCCAGACAAAGAGAACGCCACGGTCGATGTATTGCCGCTGAATCGATCAATGACGACGTTCGTGCCGCCCACTCCAGACCCAGCAGCGAACCACTGGCCCGTCTCAGCGTCTGCCACAAACGTGGCGCTGCTGTACTGGTTGGACAGCACGTAAGTCGTTTGCCCGTTGATGGTGTCGGACCCAGATCGCGTCACGGTCACGGTGTTGCTGTCGCCGGTCCACTTGACCACCGACACCTTGAAGCCGTCAGAAACGGTCGAGATGGCGGGCAGCGTTACCGTGCGTGCACCACCCGTGGTGGTCATGCGGATCAGGTCGCCAGCATCGGCAGCCACGACCGTGTAGTTGGCGCTCTTGTCCTGCACGGCGCTGTACATGCCAGACGCGATGATCGCCGCAGCCGCAGATGCCGAGGCCGCCGCGTCGGCCGCAGAGGACGCAGCATTCGTTGCCGCAGTCGGTGCAGCAATGATGGCTGGCAGGTTGGCCACAGTCGTTTCGATGTCGCCGATGTTGGTCGCCACAGTTGTGACGTTGGCTGATATGCCAGCGACAGTATTGATGTTCGCGCTATTGGACACGACCGCGTTGATGTTGGTCATGTTGGCCACGGCGGCCTGCACGTCGTCGATGTTGCTTGCAACCGTGATGATCGCACTGGCCGGGCTTGTGCCTGTGCCGGTTGTTGGCGACGTGATGCTGCCCAAGTCGTAGTCGTAGCCAGTGCCCGCAAGATCAGCGGCCACCAGGTTGACCTCAATGATTGAGTCTCCGACCGAGTTGATGTTTACGATTGACTCGGCCACCGTGTTTATTTCCGACACCGGCTCGTTCAGATCATCGGCCACGACCTGCACCGCGCCGATGCTACCCGCCACCGTGTCGATGTTGTCCGCGCTGTCAACCAGTCGAACGATGTTCGCTGTAAAGCTCTCAACATCTTCAGCGGTGTTGGTGATGGGCAACTTGGCCGAGCGGTCCACTTGTTCCTGCAACTGCTGGATCTGGATCGTGGCCCGGTCCAGCGCGTCGCTGATGACCTTGGGATAGAACCCGCCCTGGTTGGTCAGGTCGGTGGGTTGCAAGTTCTCCACGGCACTGGTCAGCACCAGCGTGGTGTCGGTGGCCAAGGCCGTGCCCAGCACCACCGTGCCGCCGGGGTTGGCGTTCTGGTTGGTGTTGAGGCTCACGGTGTAGTTGGTGCCCTGCACCAGCACAGTCTCCACGCCGTCCTCGTCGGCCCGCACCACCAGCAGGTCGTCGGCCTTGAACACCTTGAAGGTGAACGGAAAGCTGGTTGAGCTATCGTTGCCGACGAACGGGCCGGCTTTTCGTGTTTCGGACGAGATCGTCATGCGTGCAACTCCTGGGGGATTGTCGCAAGACTATCCGCCCAGGGTCCCAATACGCGCACCGATGGCTTATTGCTGGTAACCGAACAGCACCGCCGCCGGGTTGTCCGTCTCGCCGTCCAGGTAGGCGTTGATGCCGGTGATGCTGCGGTTGATCTGTGCCGCTGGCAAGCCGGTCAAGCCACCGATCAGGTTGATGCTGGCCTTGCGGAACGCATCGTCGAACTCGCCCTGCTGGGCTTGGGTGATGAACTTGAGCGTGTCGCCCACCACGCGCACACCGGCCGGGCCTTGGTAGTCGCGCGCACCCTCGGCGCCGGTGATGATCTTGGCCGCCTCTGAGAACTCGCGCACCACCACCATCGTGCCCATGAGGTAGCTCAACTGCTCGGCAGCCAGCGAACGGGCCAAGCCCTCCAGATCCTCATCGTCGTCATCGCCCCCGGGCGTCAGCGCATCCTTGAGCACCTTGCCCAGCACGGCCGGCACGGTGAACAGCATCAGGTAGTCCGCTGCCAGCTTGGCCTTGCTCTTGGTCGTCATGGTCTGCGCCACGGCCATGTTGAACACCGTGTTCATGTAGCTGTAATACACGGTGAACAGCTTGAGCGCTGGCGCACCGCGCTCGACCCGGCTCAAGTCCTTGACCATGCCCGAGCCCTGCGACTCGATCACGGCCTGGTCGGCCAGCGCGATGGCGCGGTTCTCGTCGTTGCCGTCGGCGATGGCCTTCTCGTAAGCCCCCAACCAGGTCGGCGTGTCCACCATGCGCTGCACGCGCATCATCAGGAAGTACGCGCCCAGCGTGATGGCGCGCATGGCAGCGGTCTGCCCCTGCACCTGGTTGCGCAGTTCGTTCAGCTCCCGGAACTGCGTGCGGCTGCGGTCGGCCATGAACGTGGACTTGCCCACCACCTCGCGGCTTTTGGCAATGGGTGAGCCGACATACTGCGCGATGCCCCTGCCGATCCACTTGGCGCCCACGCGCACGATGGACTGGTTGAAGCCCGTGATCTGGATGGCCGCGCTCATGACGTTGAAGCCCAAGCCCGCCGCGCTCACACCCTGGCGCAGTCGGCCCAGCGCTGCCTCGGCGGCGTTCTGCGCACCCTTCTCCCCCTCGGCCACGTCGTTGACCCAGCTCTTGAACTGTTGCTTGACCTCGGGGCCGTAGGTGGTGCGGATGGCTTGATCGATGCGCTGCGAGCGCAGCAGCCGGTTGGCGTCGATGAGCCACTCGTGCCAGGCCAAGTCGTGGATCACGTCGTTCACGCCCGAGTACATCCCGGCCAAGGTGTAGAGCAGAGGACGGCCCGACACCTCCTCGGCGCGGCTCTTGGTGAACGACCGGCGCGTGGTCGCGCTGGTGAACGCGCCCTGCATCTGGCGCTTGGCGTCCTCGGCGTCGGCAAATTCCTCGGCGCGCTGGCTAGCCGCCGGGTCGTACTTGATCGGGTAATACCCACCGCGCAGGGTGATCTGCTCGCCGTCTGCCGTGGTCACGGTGAACGGTTGAGGGTCCACCCAGTCGGGTTCCTTGCCGTACACCCGGCGCTCTTTGGCGCCGATCTCGGGCCGGTAGCTCTCGAAGTGGTCCCAGATGGACTGCACCGCGCGCCACTCGGCAGCGCTCAGGGACTGCAACACCGGCGCGATCTGCTGCACCGTCCAGCCCTCACCGCCCAGCAAGCGCTGCACGTTGCCTGCGTTGCCGGTGTTGAGCGCGATGGCGATGCGTGCCTCGCGGTTCAAGCTGCGGCCGATGCTGGGGAAGAACTTGCCCGAGCCGCCCATCTTGCCCTGCTTGAACACCGGCGCCATGATCTTGGTCAGCGCGACCGTGGCATCGGCGCGCTTTTGCGTCTCCATGTTGCCGCGCTCGTTGGCCGAGCGGATGAAGTATTCCCACATCGGCCCGCCGTCTTGGCCGCCGTCCATGACGCGCGCCCAGGTGGCCGCCTTGATATGGCTGGCGTAAAAGTTCTTCATCGTCTGCGCCCAGCGCCCCAGATTGGTCGTGGGCGTGCGAGCGTCCGAGGTGCGCCCGCGCGAGTTGGCCTCGATGCTGGCGACGATCTCCTCCTTCACCGCATCGAACGCGCGGTTGTCGGCAGCCGTGAGCAGGCGGTTCTTGAGTCGGCCCAGGTGTTCGATCTGCTTGACCGAATCCACGAGCCCCCGGAACTCCTCGACCGTCAGGTTCTTGTAGCTGGTGCGGTATGCCTCGTTGAGCAAGTCCGCAGGGATGTCGGGCTCCAGGCCCTGCTCGCGCTGCGACTCCACCCATGCGGCCAGCGCCGTGCGCTTATCGATGGCCTTGAGGCTTTGCCCGGTGCGCAGGTCAAAGCGCTCCAGCAGCGCCTCGATCTGGTCGGCATACTCGGCGTCGATGCTCTTGCGCACGCCGTCGCTGTCGAACTTGCGCAGGTAGCGCAGGCCCTTGTCCACCTCGTCCTGCGCGTTGTAGGCAGCTTTGGCGGCGTAGTTCTGCACCAACTGGTTGCGCTTCTCGGCCGCTGCCGTTGGCAGGTCGCCCGAGCGGCTGGCCTTCTCGGCTGCCTTGGCCGCACGGGCCTCAGCGTTGGCGTACTGCCCCGGCTTGATGTCGCGCAGCTTGAGCCGGGCGATCAGCGTGTTGGCGAACTCACGGGCCGCTGCCGCCATGATCTTGCGCTGGCCGGTGGCCTTGGCCAAGGCGTTGGCCTCGGTGGCCACGAAGCGCGCACGGGCGTCGTTGTGGATGGCCATGTCCGCCGCGCGCTCGATGGCCTCGGGCGTGGCCAGTTCGCCGTAGCTCTCCATCATGCGCGCATCGGTCAGCGCCTCGATCTCCTCGGCCGGTGGCGTGGCCTCGGCCAAAGCCCGGGCCATCTCGTCGCCGCTGGTGAAGCCGAACGCATCAGCCACCACGTCGGGGTGAATGCCGTCAGCGTCCACCATCTTGCGCTCGATCAGCGCAGCCACCACCTCGTCGGGCAAACCCAAGCCCTTGAGCGATGGCGTGTCGAGCTTGCCGACCTCGGTCGCCTCGATGTCCAGGCCCAAGCCCGGCATCTCATCGTCGATGGCTGCCTCGCGCTCGATCTCGGCGATGCGCTCCCAGCCCTCGGCCGTGTACTGTGGGTTGGTCACACTGCGCCGGATCAGATCCAGCGCGGCGTTGTTGTCCTCGGTGTCGGTGTAGCCGTATTCTTTGAGCAGCATGGACGCCTGCTCGATGCTCAGGCCCTTGCCCTTGCCAGCGAACAACCAGCGCGAGCCCACGCGCACGTTGCCGTCGATGCCCAACTCGCTGCGCGTAGCTGGTGACAGCCCGCCCTTGGATGCCAGGAACTCATGCGCCGCCTCGGGCATTCCCTTGGCAGATGTGGTTCCAATGGCCAGCCGCTTGGCTGCATTGGCCTCGGCCTCAAGCTGGGCCTCGGACTTCTCCACCAGGGCGAACCCACCCTCGACCTTGACCACGCGGGTGTTGGCTTGCAGCTTGCGCGCTTCTTTGGCTGCGCGCTCGGTCTTGAACGGTTGACCACCTTCGGCGAACGGTGTGCCGTCTACGCCGATGTACGCTGGCGCCGGTTTAGCCTCAGCTTGGCCGTCAACGGTGCGGATGGTCGAGTAGGCGTTGGGCGTGCCCTTACCCGTCAGGAACTGCCAAGCCCGGTACACCGGCAGGCTCAAGACCTCACGGCGCACATCCATCTGCACCTCACGGCGCAGCGCGTCGGCGCGCTTTTGCAGCTTCTTGATCTCCCGGCCGCGAGCGTTGCGCGTCCATGCAAGGTCGCGCAGGGTGCGCGCTTGCACCTCCTCGATGGCGTCCTGCGTGGCCTCCATGCCCAGCGCCTGGTAGGCGGCAAATTCCTGCACCGTCATCCCGGCCTGCTCGGCCGTCTCGAACAGCGGCATCATCGAGCGCGCTTGCTCGGCCAGTGCGATCTGCTCGGTGGTGGCGATCATGCGGTCGAACACTGCACGGATCTCAGCGTTGAGCGTGCCGGCTTCGGGGTTGGCCGCCACGTAATCCTTGATCGAGCGGTAAACGCTAATCAGCCACGCACGGAACCGCTGGAAATAAGGTTGCAACTCAATGCTCGGGGCTCTGCCCTCGAACAGATAGACCTCGAACGACTCAGCGGTGCGCTCGTGCATCACGCGCTTTTCCTCGAAGTCCATGGTGTACCAGGTGCGCAACTGCTCCTCAATGTTGCCCTGCAAGCCGTGCCAGGTGAACAGCGCATGCACGTCGTTGACGATCTGCTGCTCACCCTCGGTCATGGTGCCGTCACCGAACGCACTGTTGGCCGCCACGAGTTCGGCGGCCAGGGTAATGTCCGACTCGAAAAAGTAATGCCCCGACTCGTGCAAGAACGTGCTCAGGTCAGCAGCGCGCAGCAGCGTGATCGTGTTGTTGCTGGGACTGAACGACCCGCGCGGGCCGGGCTGGCGGATGCGGGATTGGAAAAACAAGTTCTCAAACTCGCCCAGCTTGGTGGCGCGGTCGGTTTCGTCCCCGGCCTTGTAGGTGCGAATGTCCTCGACGTTTTTGCGCAGTTCGGCCAGCGCCTTCGGGTCGATGTTGTCGGGCACCACGGCGCCCTTGAACTCAGCCAGGCTCACGTCGCGCAGGACCTTGGCCTCAAAGTACGCCGTCGGCAGCTCGCGCAGCCGGGTCATGAACTCGGCGATCCGGACACTTCGATCACCGTCCACGTTCACGTCGTACTGGGCCGCTGCCTTCGCCACGCCCATCGTGGCCGCGTCCTCCATGATTGCGGTCAGTGTGTCGGTTTTGATGTTCATGGCGTCGGCCATGTTCGTGAACTCGGTATTGATCTCGTCCTTGATCTTGTCAAAGTCCTCGGCGCTTACCAGCCGGTCCTTGGCCTTGCGGATCTGCTCCACGCTCTTGAACTGGGGCGTGAACTTGGCGCGCAGTGAGCCCACGCCATAGTTGAAACTCTCGCCACCGCGCAGTTCTTTCTTGAGAATCTTGACGACGTTCTCAAGCGTGTGCGGGATGTACTTGCGGTTGCCCGAGTTGGTGAACCCTTGGAAGATGCGCTCGTTGGGTGCGAGGTCCTGGATAAACGACTTGGCCGCAGTCTCCAGTTCATTTGTCAGACCAGCATCCCGCACCTGATTTTGAAGCGCGTTTCTGGTCGCCATGGAGTCCACCTTGCCACTGTCGCGCAGGTCACGCCGATAGCTTATAACTTGGTCGCCGTAGGATGAAACGATCTGACTGCGCCCACGTTCTTCGGCGCGAGCACGGTCGGCCTTGACCTCAACCTCTGCCGCAGCGCGGTCGCCACCGTAGGCTTGGGCCAGCATGTTGGTGTAGGCCTCCCACGCGGCATCGACGAATGCTGGGTCGGCAATGAGTTCGTGCTTCATCCGCGTATCGTTGGCGAATGCGGCCAGTTCGGTCGGCAAAGGCTTGACCTCGGTGCGCACGACGCTCGGCTCAATTCCCCGGTCGGCCAAGAACGTCCACATGAACGCGGCATTGCGCTCCAGCTCGCGGGCGCCCTCGCGCTCCACCTCGCCCCATTCGATGTACCGGCTGTCCGTCGCCACCATGCCGTTCTTGAGTTTCGCCTCGGCACCCTTCTTCATGCTCGGGGTGAACTCGTAGGTGACGCTCGGATAGCGCGGCGAGTAGATGTCGGCGCCGAACACCTTGGCCCCGGCGTAGCCCTTGGGGTCGGCCAAGTTCTTGTCGCCGATGAGCGTGATCTCGCCAAACCCGGTGAGAGGTGTGTCCTTCTTGGTAACGGCCAGCGACGGCACCGGGATGCCGCCCATCTTCACCGCATGCAGCAGGTTGGCCGCGGTGAGGTTGTGGGTGACGATCAAGTCCCGGTCGGCGGTGGACTGATTCAGAATGTTCGCATCATTCGGATCGAACGTGCCACGGTTGCCGGTGGCGCTCTTGATCTGGGTGGGGTTGAATACTGCGTAAACATCAGCAGGTGGCGCATCCATTGCGTCGCGGACATTCTTGAATACCACGCCATCATGCCCGTCGGCTTTTGCCTTTTCTATGATTCCGGCACTAACGTCCCCGTCCTTTTCGGCACCTTTGAAATCATGCACAAGCGGGTTCTTCATCGACAAGAACACCGGCAACAGTCTTTCCCCCTCCCCGGAACGCCGAGACTCCATTTTTCCGAAGAACTCAGCTTGAGTAGGCGAGTTTGTAAAGAACACGACCCCTCTAGTGTCGGCACGCCCTCCTTTTCCACCAACACCCAAGGTGAACTCTGTAAAGTCCCGCGCCGTCCCGTGGTACACCACCAGCGGCTTGCCGTTGGCGTCCACCACCTTGCTGTCACCAAACCAGTTTTGGAACTCGGGCGTATTGACGGCAGCGCCACCCTGCTCCAACTGCTCCCCGTCCATGCGCTCGGCCACGACGCGCAGCACTTGCTTCTCGAAGAACGCTTCGGGCGTCATGCCCAACTGGGCCGCGCGCACGGCAGAGCGCGCTGCGATCAGCGTGGCGTCGAGTTCGTTCTTGTCGGCGCCAAAGCGCCCCAGCGCGTTGAGTTCACCCAGAACGCGCTGCTTGACGCGATCCTGACTGGCCTTGAACGTGTCATCGACCTGTTTGGCCGCGAGCATGCGCTCGACCTCGGCCTGCAATTCGGCCGACTGGTTTTGCATAAACTCCTGCGCCTCGGAGTAGCTGAACCCGTTGGGGTCGGTCTTGAGGTGTTCGAGCAGGCTTTGGTTGTATTCCGTGCCGGCAATGCGCGCGGTGTACTCGGCCACCGGGATGCGGATGTCGCCGCCGATGGCCAGCGCTGCGGCCAGTTGCTCACGCACCGCGGGCGATACCTCGGCCAGCGCCTCGGCCACGCCCGACTGCTGCAAGGTCTGCGCGTTGATGAACACGTCCTGCACCGGGCCGTCCTCGGTGGACTGGGCCACGAACTTCTCGAACGTGTCCACGTCGCGCTGGCGCACCTTGTTGGCGGCGGCCAGTTGGTCGAGTTGTTGGAACGCCGCGAAGTCTTGGTCGGCGCGCTGGGCCGACTGCATGCGCTTGTTGGCCATGTACTGCACGCCTTGGAAACCGCCGCCCGTCGCAGCGCCAGCCAGCATGCCCATGGCCGCTGCCTCGCCCACACCCTCGAACACGGGGCGGTCGGTGGCGATGTTCATCCAGATCTGTTCTTGCGCCGACTGGGGCAGTTCTTCGAGCACACCCTCGGTCACACCGGCCTCGGCGAGCTGACGGGCCAAGCCCTTCTCCACTTGGTCGCGCGAGATCTGCCCGCTGGCCAGCGCCGTGTCCAGGTCGTTGACGCCCAGCTTCTGCGCGATCTTGCCGCCCAGCAGCGAGAACCCGGCCGTGCCCGCGCCCGTTGCAATCGACGTGGCCACTTGCTTGGGCGAGAGTAATCCGTCCTTGTTCTGCGCACGGACCTGCTCGGCTGCCGCACCGGCGGCGATGGTACCCTCACCAAGAGCGCCAGCAGCGAGCGGCGCAGACGAGCCCAGCGTGCGGCTCAACAAACCCGGCAGCGCTGGCCCAGCCACACCTGCGGCGACTGCTTTGCCGCCGTACTGCAACAGCCCACGGGCGACGCCCGCGCCACCCAGCATCTGCGGCAGCGACTCGACCACCGTGGTGCCAATGACGCTGGGGTTTTCCAGCGCGGCGCCCAAGGTGCCAAAGAACCCATCGGCCTGCTGCACGGCCTTGTTGGCCCGTTGCTGGGCCGGCGAATAGAACGAGTCCAGAATCTTCTGCGTCTCGTCAAAGCGCACGCCAGCGGCCTCGACGCCCTTGCCGGCGTAGCCAAAGGTCGGGATGTCGGCCAAGCCCACGATGGCCTGGGGCAAGCCCACCACACCCTTGGCCACGGTCACGCCGATGTCGCCCAGCGTGCCGGTGAACGTGCGCTCGATCTCGCGCATGTTGTCCAGGTCGTCTTGCGCAATGGCTGCGAACTTGGGGTCGGTCATCTGCCGGGCCAAGATCGGCGAGGCTTGCATCAGCGCCTGCGCTTCCTTGATCCGCGCCATGCGGGCGATCTCGTCCTGGTTCTTCTGCACGGTGGGCACGTCCAGCCCGAACTGCTGCGAGAGCTTATTGGCCTCAGCAGCCTTGTCGGGGTTGACCTTGGTCACCGTGTCCAGCACCAGGTCGGTGCGGCGCTTGCGTTCGCTGCTCAGGTTGTCGAGCAGCGCGTCGGACGCCTGCCCCTGCTCCATGAGCGTGGGGGCTTTGTTGTTGCGGATGGCAGCGGCACTGTTCAGCAGGTCGTCAGAGGGTTGCATGCGTTACTTCTTTGGGTTGTCTGCTGCCCACATCTGGGCGATGAGTTGTTCGGTGACGGGCAAGCCCTTGGACTGGATGCGGCGCGTCGCGCTGGCGCGGTAGTCCACCGGGATGCTGGTGAGCTTGATCTCGCGCTCGCCCACCCTGACGTATGCCTTGGGTATGTCTGCATCGCTCAGGGCGATCACGGCCTTTTCCTCGTCCGAGCCCCACGTGTCGAGGTAGACCTTGTTCATCTTTTCCTCGTTGACCAGCGAGGCCAGCACCTCGGGGCTTGCCTTTTTCTTGTTGGCTGCTTCCCATGCGTTGACCTTGACCTGCATCTTTTCCTGGTACTCAGAAAACGCTTGGTCTTGCTTGGGGTTCACCTTGTTACCGGACTTGGGCAAGATGCCCATCTCGCGCGCGCTGCGCGTGAGCACGTCGGTGGTCGTGTAGATCTGCAAGCCGTCGTTGTTGCCCTTGCCGCCCTTCAAACCTTTGGCGCCCAAGATCATCTCGTTGGCGTTGCGCAGGTCGGCGTCAGAAAAGTGCGCACGATATTCGCGCAGCAGCACGGCCGGGTCCATCTGCGCCAGCTCGGCCGGGGACTTGTTGGTGAACTCCAGCCACTTGCTCACGTCAGTCTTGCGTGGTGAGCCTTCCGACAATTGTTTGCGGATGGCGATGGCATCGCGCCCATCCAGCCGCGCCATCACCGACGGCGGCGGCATGCGCCCACCGGCGACAGACTTCCACGCCTCATCGGCTGCGGCCTTTTGATCGCGCTCGCGCAGGGCGGTCTTTTCCGAGTCGATCACCTTGATGCGCTGAACCACGGCGTCCTCGTCCTTGCCGGTCAGACTGGCTCGCGCCAGCTCAAGCGCCTTGGCCGTGTCGCCACCGGCTTGGGTGATGAACTTCTCGGTGTTGGCTTGGGCGGTCGTCTCGAACGTGCCCTCGTCTAGCACCTTGGTCAGTTGCAGGCGGGCCTGTGGGGTCAGCTCGGCGGTGTTCTGCTTCATGTACTCGCGGGCATAGTCGAGCTTGCCCGCGTCAATGGCGGCCGACACCACCGAGGCATGGCCGGGGGAAAGCGCCTCAACCGTGGCCGCCTCGGTCTGTTTGGCCGACCATCCTTGCAGGCGCCCGGTTTCGGCGGTGGCGGCCTTGATCGCGTTGACCGACTGGCTCACCGCCTCGGCGTCACCCCACGCCAGAGACATCTGCTGCTGGCCGGTTTTGATCGTGCCCTGCTGCACGCTCACCTGGAAATCGCCGTATTCCTTGGCCACGTGCTGGGTGGTGGACCCTCGGAACTGGTTGGACAGTTGCCCTGACTGCTGGCGGAACGCGAGGCGCTGGTTCTCGTTGCCTAGCCCCTGCTCGATGGCGTCCAGTTCCTGCTGGTAGCGCTCGCCATACTCAGTGTCCAGGCTCTTACCGTCGGGACGGGTCAGCGCGGCGTCGCCCTTCAAGTGCACGAACCCCTCGTTGGGGTCGTAGGTCAGGCGCAGCTTGGCCTGCACGGCCTTGTTCATGGCGTCGTTCAGGCGCACCTGGTCGGCCTGCTTGGCCGCTTCCAACTGGATGCGCCCGACGTCTTGGCCCAAGCCCATCAGGGCCCGGCCGGTGTTCTGCAACTGCGCACCGGCCACGTCGGGCATGTTCTGCGCCTGCACCCGGGCCTGCGGCAACGTGCCGGGCATGACTTGGAAATTGTCGTACGTTGGGACCTTTGGCATATTCAGTCCCCCGAACCGCGATTACCGCTGAAATAAAAGGAATCGAGCTTCGGCCCGAAACTCTTGCTCGTGCTGGGTTTAGCTCCAGATTTGTTCATGCTGCTCCACTGCCCGGCGATCTTCCCTGCGTCGCCCAGCAGCGAGGTCATGGCGGCCGCGCTGGGGTTGATGCCGCTGGCCGTGGCGCGGGCCATAAGGGCGTCGTTCTTGAAGTTCAGCGACTGGGTGCGCTGGCCCCATGCCGATTGCACGGCGTTGGCCGCCACGGTGTTGGCGTCGATCTCGCCCATGAAGTCGGTGCTGGTCAGGATCTCGGCGGCCGAACCTTCGCCCAGGTCGACGCCGTTGGCGGCCATGGCCGCACGCTGTCCGCTCTTGAGCTGCGCGGTGCGCAGGCGAACGCTCTGCTCCTCGCGTTGACCGCGGGCGAGTTCAGATTGCGCGCCCATTTCGCTGAGGCGCGCGTTGGTTTCAGCGATGTCCGCTTGGTAGCGCAGCGACGTGCGCTGGCCCTTGGCCGAGTAGTACGCGCCGACGGCGTTGTTGGCCGCACCAGCAGACATCAATGCAATAGATGCCGCTCCAGACATAGGGTACCTTTCCAGTGATTGCTGTGAAGGTACTCGCCTATGGTTCCAATACGCGCACCCGATCAGCCCCCGACCGACACCTCCAAGGTCAGGCTCACGATGGTCAGCGGCAGCGGGTCGGACTGGCGGATGTACACCTGCCCCGAGTCGGCCCAGGTCGGCGTGAGCAGCACCTGGATCTCCTCGCTCTTGAGCGCGGGCGGTAAGCCATACGCCTCGGTCGTGCGCTGTTTGGCCTCCACCAGCTCGTTCTCGTTCGGGCCGATGAAGATGCCGCTGGAGCGGTGCACGCGCATCCATGCCTTGTTGACGTTCTTGAACCGGCCCTGCCCATAGCCGTTGTCGATGCCCATGGCCAGCGGCAGGGTTTGCAGATCCGCCTCGATGGGCAGACCGATGTGGACCTTGCTGGCTTCCGCATCGAGCGCAATCTTGCCGCCCGTCACCACGCGCTGGGGGTGCACGGCGCCGTCGGCCAGTATGTTGACCGTCTTGCCCTCTAAGTGACCCAAGCCGCTGATCTCGTCGGCGGGTTGGCCGTAGTAGCTTAATCCGCTGTCCACGAAGAACGCATCTTGTAGATCGCCAAACAACTGCTCGCGCATGCGCTCGACGTAGCGCACCGAGTTACCGTTGATGGTGCGGCGGATCACCGCATAAAGCACGTCCTCGGTGCCCTCTGCCACCACACAGATCGACTCGAACGCGCCGTCGGTGTCGTGCTGGTGCCACGATCCCACCTCTTGCTCTGGCACGTAGGTCAGGCCCAGCAGCTTGCCGTTGCTCGACACAAACCAACACACCGGCTGGGGAGCCTTGCGATAGGCCATGTCCACGATGTTCAGGCCGTCGAACAGGTGGGGCGCGCGCAGTGACATGTCGCCCGTCACGTAGCCACCGGCCTGGTCGTTGTAACCCATCTCGCGCACGTGGCCACCACGGGCGGCGGCGTAGATCAAGCTGTTGTTCACGATCACCGGCTGCGTGTTGTTCGCCCCGATGTAGCTCTGCGGGCGCACGCTGATGCTCGACGGGGTGATCGCGTCGGAGTTGACACTGGTCACCCGCCACTCGGCCGAGCCGGTCAGCAGCACCAGGCTACCCAGCGGCACGATGTGGCGGATCACGTTGGCCTCGCGCGCGGCCACCCGGAACGCGATGCGGTCATCGTCACGCACCGGCAGCGAGTAGCTCATGCTCGACTCGGTGCCGCTCTTGGTCATCCAGATGTTTTGGGGCTTATAAGCAGTTCCTGCGAAAACACGACGCTGCTCAAAGTAGCTCACTGCGCCGGGGTAATCACCAGCTTGGCTAATCAATATTGATCCGAACGCGGCACCACTCCCCGACCCTGACACAACGATGGTCGGGCTTGTATAACCGACCCCAGCGTTGATAATCGTAACGCCCGTTATGACACCGCCCGACACGTTTGCCGCCACCTCTGCGCCGGTTCCAGTGCTATCGGAAACTGTGAGTTTGAGAGGTGTCTTTGTGATAGTTGACACCACTGCCGTCAGGTTGGCATTTATAACCGTCCCATTGGCATCTCTAAGTGTGAAGGCTGGGTTTGAATAACCAGAACCCTGGGTTAATACCGTGATTCCAGTCACGGCATACGTAGGGAGCCCAAAAATTACTAATGACTTGGTGACTGAAACCGAGAATGTCGCGCCACTACCAGTCGAATCTGAAACAGTCAATGTTGCAGATGCAGTGCCAATAGGTGGAGTTTCAGTCAGACCGCCAATGGTTGGCAGATTGACAGCACTGATCTGCCCACCTACATAAACACTGGAGTAACCGCTCCCCCCGCTTGACACAGGTACAGACAGAATCGCCCCCGATCTTAGGAACGGGTCCTCATAGATCGGCGGGGTCTTACTGATGTCGGACGTGATGTTGTCGTCCACTAGGCTCAGTGTGGCGGTTTGCCCGATGTAGCCGAACAGTCCACCGCTGTACTTGTACACGTTGTATCTGCTCGCACCAGTGCTCGACCACGAGATCGTGCAGATGCCACCCGTCTCAAACAGGTTGCCAGCATCCGAGCCTTCTGCTGATGCCACCGACTCGCGCCCGTCAGCATCAACCGCTGTCACGACGTAGCGGTAGGTGTATTTGTCGGACGTGTGACCACTAGCCACCACCGTGGGCGCGCCGGGCGCAGCAATGGGCGATGCGAACGACAAGGTGGTCAACTGCCAGTTGGTTGCACCCAGTCGGCGCAGCTCGCGCGGCGCATAGTTGGGGTGCACCAGCGTGAGCACGTCGGCACTTTGCACATAGTGGATGTCGAACAGATCCGCCTCGGCGTAGGGGTTGGCCACCTCGTAGGGCACACCGCCCGAGAGCAGCGTGGCACCCTGCGTGTGGAATCGGAAATACCCGGCGCCCATCTCGATGGCGAAGGTTTGCTCGTTGCTGAACGTGAAGGAGATCAGGCGCGTGCGCTTGGTCGAGTCCTTGACCGCGCGCACGAACGCAAAGCCCGGGCGGTTGGCCACCGGGCCGTGGGGCAGCGCGATGAAGTTGCGCATCTTGGCCGCGCCGGTGGCGAACTTCACATCGTCGATGCGGCCGAAGAACTCGGGCGTGACCTCGCCACCACCGAATGAGCGTTGTAGGGTTCTGGTTTGTGCCATGGTCAGCGCCCCTGAATCCAGCCGACGTTGTGCACCGGGTCCACCTTGCGCTGGTTGGAATCGCTCGATGCGGCCTTGCCCAGGTAACCCATCATCAACTGCGTCTGACGCTTGCCCTCCACCTGCCCGGCCTCACCCTTGAGGATCGGCCCGGCCAACATGCTGGCCAAGTGGTGCGTGAGCGCCATCACGAACAGCGGCGAGAACTTGGTCGTGTCGGTGACCTGCGCCGTGTAGCGCAGCACCGCGTCCTCTTGGTTGGTCAGGATCACACCGGCGCCAGCCTCGTTCGTCTCAACGACGTAGCGCTGGGGCACAACAAAGCTGCCCAGCAGCGGTGTGCGGTTGGGGTTGTAGCCCGTGATCGTGGCGTAATCGTCGGGGGCTTCGGGGTCGATGACCGAGATGATGTTCAGGCAGTCCGCCGGCTTGGCATAGGCGTGTTGCCACTGCGGCCATGGGTTGTCCAGCGCGGCCAGTTGCACGCGCTTGGTCGCAAAGTTCCAGTGGTGCATCTCCAGCAGGGAGTCGCGCGCGATGGGGTAGAACCGTGCACAGTGCTCGGCCTGCGCCGAACCTTCGGGCGGCTCCAAGCTCGCCACCGTTGCGTTGTCGCCCAAGTGCCCGAGCGCGAGGTTTGAAATGTCGACTTCTGAGGCCATACGGCTCCCCTAAAAAAGAGGGGGCCGCAGTTTCCATTGGCCCCCTAACACTTGGCTTCTGCAAAAAAATCGGGTTACACCAGATCGTCCGAACCCTTGGGCTGCAATGCCTTGGCCTCGGCCTTGGTCATCTCGGACAAGGCTTTGGGTTCTGGCTTGGCCTTGGCGGGCTTGACCTCGGGCTTGTCGCCGTCCACCACCGTCATGTCGGGGGATGGCTTGGCGCCCTCGGGCAGCTCGAATACTTCACCAGGGCGGTAACGCCGCCCGTGGTAGAAGCAGGTGAGTGTGCTTTTGACTTTCATCACTCACCCTCCGATCAGTTCACTGCGTCGGCAAAGGCTTTCCAGGTATTGACGTTGGGCGTCAAGAAAGCGTTAACCTTGCCAGCCGTCAGTGCAGCGGTACCCACGTTAGCCACGATGCCGACATAGCGCTCGTATTGGCCTTTGGGGATTGCCACCTCGACCGCCGTGGCGCCAGCGGTCAGGCTGGCCTTGGGGATCGCGGCAGACTTGTAGTGCACGGTGGCACTGCCGTCCACGGCGATGGCTGCCTGGGCGTCGGACACCAACTGGAACTCCACAGTGGCGGCGCCACCAGAAGTCACAGCGGTGTCAACAGTCACCATGAGGTAGAGGCTTTCCACATCGTTGATGCCGTCGCCGCCGGTGTCGATCACATCACCGACCAGTTGCAGGCCGGTGCCCGAGGTGCTGAGCGCGGTGGCGTCAGCGAATTCATTGCGTTCGTCGAGAATCATTTTCTGCTCCTTCGGGAAAAATCAGGACACCAAACCTTCGTTGCCAGCCAAGCTGTCAACGCGGCGGCAAGGGATGCCGTCGAACATGGTCACCAGCTTGCCAGCGACCTGCTCCATCGTCAGGGTGGACGCGGCCACCTTGTTGACGATCTGGCGACGCAAGAAGGTGCGCAGCGTGCGGCTCATGTAGAAGGCTGGGCGGCCCATGCTCAGGGTAGGGATGCGCTCGCATGCCTGGGTCATGAGGTCGATCAAGTCAGCACCGGCCGAGGCGTTCTTGGTCAGAGCGCTCATGTCGATGTTGGCGATGCGGACCACATAGCGCCAGTCGCGCACGGTCAAGCCGCAGTCCCAGCGGTAGTGGGTACGGTAGGCTTCCATGCGGCCGCCGCTGCCGTCCACGTTCTCGATGGTGACTTGGCCCTTATCTTCCATCTTCAAGCCGGCCATCGAACCCTTGGGGTAGATGCCGTGGACGGTGTTGGGACCCCAGACCACCAAATAGATGCTTTGGTTGTCGGTGTCGGACGAACCGCCGGTGATGATGTTCTCGGCGTTGGCAGCAGCCAGCGAGTTGAAGCGTGGAGCAAAGCCAGTGAACGCCTCGGGCTCGGTGCCTTCGTTGCCGTAGAACAGGGTCGAGGCCAACTCTTGGTTGATACCCTCGATGTGGGCTTTTTCTTCCGACAAGCGGAATGCAGCGGTGTTGCCGTTCAGGTCGGCCAGAGCCTTGTCGACTTCGGCGTAGGCTTCCAGCATGCCGCACGAGTCGGTGATCTGGGCAGTCAGCGACTTGCTGGGCTGCACGCCGCCGTACAGTTTGCGCCAGGTGGGCTGGGGCAAGCCGGTGCGCACGGTGGTGCGGTGACCAGTTGGCAGGTTACCTTCGAGCCAAACCATGTCGTCCAACGCTTCGTTGGTTTGCGACAAGATCTCGGCGATGGTGTCAACCTTGCCATCGGGATCGAGGCGTTTGGTGACATCCAACAGGGTTGGGTGGGTGGTTGCAAGAATAGACATGTTGCGTTTTCCTTTTTACGCTTGATTGGGAAATAGGCGCTTGGCTGGATCTGCTGGGCCCGCGGCAGAGCGCGTACCTCCAACAAAACCATCCTCACTGATTGCCTTTCCAGATCGGACCATGAACCGGATGACCTCCGGGTGATTGCCCAAGCCGGACTCGTTGAGCAGCGTGCGCAGTTCGGGGGTACCGAACGCATCGAGTGCCTTCTTCGCCACTGCCAGGTTTTCGTTCAGCTTGTCGCCGCCGTATTCCTTGTCAGCGCGGGCGGATTCCGCCCATTGCGTTTTGACGCCCTCAATGGCCTCGGCTTGACGGCGGACCATTGACGGCGCCATCTTGTCGAGGATCTTTTGCGCAGCATCCTGCGGCAGACCCAATTCCTTGGCGACTTCGGAGAACTCGGCCAGCGTGTCGGCGTTGATGTCAGCGCCTTCCACTTCCTTGAACTCGTACTTCTCAGGCGCGCCCTCGGGGGCTTTGGCCTGCTCGCCATCGGCATTGGCACCGTCGGCCTGCTGGCCCTCGGTGTTCTGTCCTTCGGTCGCTTGCTGCTGTTGCGTCGCTTGCTCACCGGCTGCCGAAGCAGTCGATTCACTCACGGCGCTTTGCGACGCGGGTTGGCCTTCATTGGTTTGTGTGGCCGTTTCCGTCATCAGCGTTTCTGACATCTGTGTTTTCCTTCACCATGGTTGGATACAACTCAGGGACGTGCGAGTGAATCAGCGAGAGGATGCGGTTGCCAAAGTTCCGGTTACCTTCAGCGAATGCCATTTGCATCGCGTTGGTGTTGAAACTCAGGCGGAACACACCCGACTGATCCAGAAGCCGCCACACAATGCGACGGCCCCGCTTCGACCCCATGAGCCACTTGGTGTCGGCCTCCTCGTTTTCCCTGGCCAGTCGCTCGCGCGTTTCCTTGTCGGACTTCACGCGTTCTTGGCCTCGTACGTCGAGAGGGTCGTATGAACTCATGCACGAACTCTATGCGTGGGCGTGCGCATTACGCGCACCCCTATGGCGCGATTTCCTTGACCGTCAGCAGCAAAGACGGCGACACGGGCCTCCCGACCTCGGCTGCGTGGTAGGCGATGGTCACCGCGGCGTTGTCGGCCTCCCACATGATCTGCACGTAATCGCCGGCGGTCAGCGCCAGCCAGAAGTTTTGCGACGGAATGAGAGCACCAGGTGAACCCCCGTGACTTGATGGCACGGAGTAGATGAACCGGCTGTTGGCGATGTCTTGCCCGTTGACTTTGCCCCACAACTCAAACAAATGCGCCTGGCTGTCGCTGTTGTGGATGTGGGTGGCGAGCTGGAACTCGTACAGCGCCGTGCGGTCCACGCTGATCTTGGTGCCGTCCTTCAAGCTCACGCCCATGCTCACGGCCTGAGTGTTGAAGCTCATGGCCACGGCGCCCGCGCCGTCGGTCTGGGTCGTGGTGTCGAAAAACGCACCCAAGCGTGGCACGCGCTGGAAATAGAACTCGCTGCCGTCGGGGTCGCGCACCCCCACGATGTCGTCGGTCACGGCATCGTAGAGGAACGCGCTGTTGGATTTTTGACGGGCGCTCATGTCAGGTGTTGGTGTTGTTCGTGTGCGGGATCAGCAGGCTGGACTTCTTCACACCGTTGTTGATGATGGTCTGGTTGATGACAACCTTCTCAATGTCCACGTCCATGGTTTGCAGCAGGGTGTACATGAGTTCCACCGTGGCCGACTGGGCCAGTTGCACCGCAGCGCCGAAGAACAGCTCGGCGGTGTAGACGCCCTTTTCGGCCTCCACGGTCACGCGGTAGTTGGTGGCCTGGTCGCGGATCACCAGCTTGTAGCCGTTCTGACCAATGAACCGGAACTTGCCGGGGCCCACTGTGTCGAGCAGCGTGCCGGTGTCGTAGTCGTCCTCTGCCGTGGCGTCGGTGACTTTCCAGATTTCGAACGTGCTCACGCCCGCCGCTTGGATGGTGACCGAGCTGTCGCCGTTGGCGTCCTCGATGTCCACGTCCATCACCTCAGTGGTGTCGGCCTCCCACACAGCCGGTGGTGTGGCGATGATCGTGGTGTAGCGGCTGGTCGCAGCCAAGCCGTTGGCCTTGAGGGTGATTGTGCCCCCGGTGATGCTGAACACGCTGGCCGCGTCTTGCTTGACCAGGCCCGAGTAGCTGCCAAACTGGAGCTGGGGACCGGCGCGCACGACGATGTTGCCCAGCTTCAAACCCGCCTCGGTGGTCTGGTAGGCGCCGATGTAGTCGTACAGCTTGCTGGTCGTTTCCAGCGTGGTGTAGGCCAAGACCGTGGCCAGCGTTGGCTGGGTGACGCCTTCGTCGGGGATGTCGATGAACTGATACCACATGGCACCGGCCACCAGCGTGATGACTTCGAAATCAAGCTGGTCGCCAAAACCCTTGCGGGCGACATAGACCTGCAAGCCGGTGGAGCCGGGTGGGAAATAGATCGGGTAGTCCTGCGCCGTGGCCTCGCCGTTGGTGCCGAACAGAATCGTGGCCTTCGTGCTGTTGTTGGCCACGACATACGACGCGCCGGGCTTGACGTTGCGCAGCTCCAAGATCGTGGATGTGCCAGCGCTTGACGTGTAAATCGCCGTGATTGAGCCGTTGTTGGTGACCGTGCCGGTCGTGGACAAAGATGTCACGTTGCCCGTGCCGGTTAGCGTCACGCCAGAGTTGACGACAAGGTTCCATGCGCCCATCGACATATTGCCCGCCACGCAGCCCCATGTGTCGTTACTGGCGCGGTTGGCAAACTGGCTAATCCATGCGCGGTAAGCGTTCCAAATCTCTTGGATGGTGCGGTTTGCCGCAAGCGTCACCGTGCCACCAGTTGCACCCGAAGGCGTGAAGGTGATGCCTGTATAGGCCAAGGCTGTAGCCTCGTTCACAGTTGTAGCTGTGTCCAATGAAATCATGCCAGCACTCACAGGGATAGCCGCCGAAGCGCCAAGAACAGCGGACACGTTCACTGTCTTGAAGTTGTAGGCGCGGCCTTGATACGTTGCCGTTGACGATGGGAAACGAAGGCTTTGACGGAAGGTTGTTTGCCAGTACCAGACGTTCAGCACTGGGCTAGACAAAGCCACTCCGCTTGCATTGGTCGTGGTCTCATAGGTTGCAGGGTTACGGAAGTCCCAAACCTTCAAGTTACCTTGGGTTGTAAACGTAACGGTCGGCGGGTTTGATGGGTTTTCAGTTGCCGTAAAGCGAACATCGGGAACCAAATCGCCAGCCGTGTCTCGGGCCGTGATAACCAAATCCTGATAAAGAGGGACACAGTGGCGAACCCAAAACGTACTGCTTGGGTGCTGCGTTACCACGCGCAGGGCTGCGCCAGCCTTACAGTTGTATAGCTCCACCCATCCAGACCCGAAGTTGTCGAAGTCATAAGTGCCGCTTGGGTTTTCAAGGTCAAAGGCGACAAAACGGGCATCAGCGCCGCCAAAGGGTGCGCCGACATACTGATACAAATACTCAGAGCCTCGCGCCTTAATACTCGGTGCCACTGACGGCATACGGAACAAGTCGAACGCAATGTCAAACAGTTCAATCTGTGAAAAGATTGCCAGTGTGGTCTTATTGCGGATACGGGCTGATGAAAAGCCGAACTCGCGTGAGTTTCTCCAGCGAGTGCCGTAGGTTCGCGGTGTGGTTCCATCGTTGAACACGATAGAGCCGCCCACCTGAACTTCGCCACCAATAAACGTGAATTGAGCAGCAGAACTTAAACGCAAACCACCATCAGATTCTTCAGCGCCTGCTGAACCTTGTCGCATAGCAGTAAAGTGAACACCATTCCAAAGAGGGGTAACACCATCGCTTGCATAAGCCCCACTTGTCCAGTTGCCGCCTGACATTTCAACGTCAAAACAGGTGAAGGTGTTTTGTTGCGGGTTTACGTTGGTCAGTGTGCCGTTGATCTGAACACGAACCGAAGGCATATAGTAATGATTACCGCCTGCAATCGTGCGAATGACAGGGGCAAGGAACGCATTAAAAATGGCTGTGCCATCTGTTGTGCTACCACCTTCAACCGTGTTGTAAAGAGGCGCTGTGGCCGCAGTAGTGCCAGCCGTTGTGCAGCGATACCAAAGGCCGTT